GTTGGTATGAAAAAACCAGCCAAGCCTTCAGTGTGTTCCTGCCGGTGAAATCTGTCGGTGTGATGGGTGACGGACGCAAATATGACTGGGTGATTTCCTTGCGCGCCGTAGAAACAATTGATTTTATGACCGCACATTGGGCACACCTGCCTTATGATTTACTCGGTAAAGTCTCCAACCGTATCATCAACGAAGTGAACGGCATTTCCCGCGTCGTGTATGATATTAGCGGAAAACCCCCCGCAACGATAGAGTGGGAATAAAAAACCCGCTTTTCATAAAATAACATATCATTTTAAAAATAGCCTTAAGCCCTGTATTTACAGGGCTTTTCTATTTCATCTTGTTTCATTGTATTTCGTAGTAGTTTGTTTTTCTATCGGTAAATTTGACGGTAAAACCTTGAGCTCGTCAGAAAAAAGATAGAAAATACCGTCAAATTCATGACGGTAAAAGTGACGTAAAATGCTAACAGATACAAAAATCAAACCTCTTAAACCTAAAGACAAAGTTTATAAAGTGGCAGACCGTGACGGGCTTTATGTGTCCGTCTCCACCGTTGGCACCATAACCTTTCGCTATGACTACAGAATCAATGGCAGACGAGAAACGCTAACTATCGGTAAATATGGTGCTGACGGTATAAATCTTGCAGAAGCCCGTGAGCGTTTAATGATCGCCCGCAAACAAGTAAGTGAAGGAATATCCCCCGCCACTGAAAAACGTATAGAACGAAATAAAATTCGTAATGCGGATCGCTTCTGTGTGTTCGCCGAAAAATATCTTGCTGATGTACAGCTTGCTGATAGCACTAAAGCTCTGCGTGTCGCTACGTACGAACGAGATATTAAAGATACATTTGGTAACCGCTTAATGACAGAAATCACAACAGATGAAATTCGTAGTCACTGTGAAAAAATTAAAGATCGTGGTGCGCCATCTACAGCAATTTTTGTGCGTGATTTAATTGCTAACGTTTACCGCTATGCGATTCAGCGCGGCCATAAGTTCGCAAATCCTGCAGACGAAATAGCAAATTCATCTATTGCTACATTCAAAAAGCGTGAACGCGTTCTAACTCCAAGGGAAATAAAACTCTTCTTTAATACACTAATACACTTGAAGAAACACAGTCGGATTTTGCGTTAAAAAAAGCAGTGAAATTTATCTTACTCACCATGGTCCGTAAAGGGGAATTGGTTAATGCCACATGGGATGAAGTGGACTTCAAAAATAAAGTGTGGACGATTCCAGCCGAGCGCATGAAAGCCAAACGTGCGCACAATGTGTATTTATCTGAACAAGCTATTGATTTGATCGTAGCATTTCAGATTTATTCGGAAGGCTCACCGTATCTTTTGCCTGGTAGGATTAATCGCAGACAGCCAATAGCAAATAGTTCATTAAACCGCGTGATTGCTAACTGTATTAAATTTATCAATAAGGACGAACAGCGCATTGATGAATTTACGGTCCATGATTTAAGACGTACAGGATCAACGCTTTTACACGAGATGGGCTTTAATAGTGATTGGATTGAGAAGAGTTTAGCACATGAGCAACAAGGCGTGCGTGCTGTTTATAATAAAGCGGAATATGCCGAACAACGAAAAGAAATGATGCAACGGTGGGCGGATCAGGTTGATGAATGGATAAATGATAATAGTCTCTGAAAAAGACGGCGGAATTACCCGCCGTTTGTTTTTACTAATCTGCGTCTTTAACCTTGCCTCCGGCAAACATGTAAGGATTTACATACCCCATATATGCCTCCGGCACAAAATCTTCCAGCTGCGCTTTTACAAGCTCGGATAATGCCCACTCGTAAGGGATTACATCCCAACCCGGCACGCCTGGGATAGTAAACGTATTAATGCTTAAACTCTCTTTCCCCTCGTCTTTTTTGTCTTTTGACACATAAGACGAGATCGTAATAAACGTATTACCACTGGTGTATTCCGTTTGCAATCCGCTGACAACGTGATAGCTTGCGCTTGCACCTGTTCTCGGTTCTTCGATTTTTTTGTCTATGTATTTCATTTTTTACTCCGTAAAAAAATTAAAGTCCACGTAAATCTACGATAATTGTATCGATGTTTACACTTAAAGGATAAGTGCTTCCGCCCCCCTCGATAAACATTGGGGCGATGTATATACCAATTTTCCGTCTATCCCACCTCCATTCTTCAAATGCGATAACTGTTTGGGCCGTCTGAATACCATTTCTGCGCTGTGGCTCTGGCGCCATAAAGGCGTTACTCATTTGTAATATAACGCCGTATTTTTCCCTATTTGAGCTGTCTTCTGGGTATCCAGAGCACCGCCCATCAGCCCTAATGGTTGATACTCCGATAGGGTTTAAATATCGGTTCTCAGATGTAAACACAACGTCACCGTTAGTGTTATAGACAACCATTCCATATTGACCTGTAACGGGTCTTGGACTCCCGAAAACAAAATACTCGACTTTGAGACTATACCCATCTGGTCGGTTAAATGGGACCGGTATAGGGCAAACCTCATCAAAGCTAAAGTCGGTGGCTGGGATTATCTGCATTTCATAGGTAACAGTATTCCCATTACGCTTGACAATGTAACAATTCACCATGCAAGAGTTAGTCGCTCGGATGGCGACAATCTCATCAATATTACAAGTGATGCTTTGCTGACCTGCATTTAGCTCCCCTTTCCGCAAAAATGCCAAGCTTTTAAAATTGGCGTCAATGCTTGAGCCCCATTTATCAATTTCTATGCCGAACATTTATTAGTAAGTCCCGTAATATAAAAGATATTCTTGGTCGTTAGTCGAGCTAAAAATCACGTGTTGACTATTGCTGTCAAACCATAATTCGATAATGCGCCCAGCCACAATGTTTGTATTGATTGGTGACGCCATAAAAAAAGGCCGTTGGTATTGCTTTAGCTCAATTTTTTGGCTGCCACTCCCTCGGATAACCCTAAAACCCTGTAATTTCAGGATGCGCTGATGGCTCGTAAACAGTCGTTGCTTATTTCCTGCGTATATCTCCACTCCATAATCAGACATAATTACTCCTTAAACTACATAAGTTTCCCGATTTTAACCCTAACATTACCACGCTCGTCATAAACAATAATCTGGTCATTATTCATCACAAGCCCTCTGTCCTGAGAGCTTGCCCGTACGAGGAAATTACCCGTCCGACCAACTTGCAAAATGCCGTCATTACCGCTTATATTAATCTCGCCTCCAGATATTATTGGCGATCTAATCTCTTGGTTTGCTTGGATATGGTCGCCGCGGATTGTATTAGCAATAATGCTTCCGCCGTGCATCTCAGTTACCCCAGCATTTTGCCAAGGACTAGGCTCTGTAGCATAATCAGTACACTCCTCTAGCATTAGCCTTGCAATCATACAAGATGCCTCCCAGTATCCGGTAAAATTAAGTCTAACATGCAGGGAGATATGGCCTGATTCTGGTGCGGTAAAAAATATGTGTTGCCGCGTACCTTTTTCTATACTTTTACCATCAAAGCTCCCTAATTGATTACCGATACCTTGCGCGCCAATTAATGCCCCCGATTTAATCGTTTTCACAACCCCCCAGCTTGATGTCATCTCCTCCACAAGTAGTTGCGCACCACAACGCCAAGCATGAGTGTGCGCAGAAAAACAATATCTACGCCCCTTAGTAACCTTAACGTTTGCGATAAGAGGAGACCACCAACGACCATTTTTATTTAATGAGCTACGGGCATAAACCTCAACAACTAGAACATTTTCGGATGGTAACAGATCGTTAACAACAGAGTTGCTAACATATCTACTAACCCTTGTGACATCACCGGTTTCCAAATTTCCATTCCCACGGTTTTCGTAAAAACCATGAGCATTGTTAGCGAGTATTGGGTTATACAAGAGATTGCCACCACCTGATGACAACTTATCCCTCGTCACAGACCCAGCCACAACCAAATCGCCACGGATACCGACTTGACCGTTAGCAACGCTAAAGACTTGCTTAACATTGCTATCATTGGCATTAGCCACAATCCCAAATTTATCTGCCATTACAATAACAGATGACTCTTTTTCGTTTGCGCCTAATGAGATGCCGGCTATCGCCGTTCTTCCGCCGTTGATAGCCTGCGTGCGGATTGTGTGCATTGAGCTCACTTTACCGTTAAGCCCCGCAACAGTATTGCTCATTTGCGTTACAGTAGCTTCCGCGCCACCAACCCGCGCAGTTAATGCGCTAATTTGTTGAGCGTTAGCCTTATCGCTGTTAGCCTGAGCTTGTCGTACAGCAGTTATTCCGGATAATGCAGATTCCGCTTTTGCCGTTACGGTTTTGATTGTTTCGGCTTGTGCTTTGTCCGCTTTTTCCAGTTTTTGTATCGCTGTTCCGGTGGTAGCTGCTTGGTTGTTGATTTGTTGGAGTGCATTATTTACCGCAGCAATGCGTGCTTTTGCCTCTTCAGACACCGCACTATTCACATCATTTTTGAGCGAGTTAATCAACTCTTGCCCAAGGTGTGATTTAGTGATTTTGCCCTCAATTGCATTGAGTAGATTATCCGGGTTGTGGTCAGCCTCGCCAAATACTGCGGCGGTAAATTCGCCCTTGTTGTCGTTTTTATCGCCGCAGCGCAACCAAAAGTAATACTGATCATTAAGGCTTACTCCGCTCATAATGTAATTATTTTGGGGGTATGGCAATGTTGCAATTTTAACCGCTTTGCTAATCTCGTTAGTTTTGCCACGCCAAACCTCAGTATAGTTCCCGACGGTTGCTGTCTTAGGCAAATCCCAATCAAGCTCAATCGCAAACAATAGTGATTTAGTGACAAAGCGAGGGATATTAAGATTAATCTCAAATGTACGCGTTACCGGATCGGATAATTGACCTGCGCTGTTTTTACTGCGTATCTCTACCGTATATCTTCCGTTTGGGAGATTATCAAAACTAATCTCCGGACTATCCAAGTCTAAGTGAGTGCTGTATAGATTGCCGTTACGGTATAATTTAACGTCATACTTGACCGCACCATGATTTGTTGATGTCGTCCACGTTAATTTAACGCCACCATCACCAAAACTCACATCGGCATTGGCAGGTTTGTTAACTCCTGCGCCATGAGTCGTAGTAACTGACGGCATAAAGCTCGCACTACCATCAACAATCGCCTCTTTCTGCGGTTCGTGTTGCAATGCAGTAATGGTGTAGCTTCCGTCGTCATTTTCGGTGATACCGAGTGCGCGGTAGAGTTGCGTTGACACTACGCCTGATTTAAGCACCCAGTTATCAAAAATGTTCAATCCTTGCGGTACGCTATCAAGCTCAACGATGGCAGGATTAGCCTTATCCACCAATTTAATTTTGATTTTTGTCAAACCATCAGTGGTGATGTAGTTTAGATAGCTCTCACCTTTAATCTCTACAGGCTGATCTAACGTTACCTTTTTACCGCTGATTGCAACAACTCGGCCACCCAAAATTTTGCCGGCATAGTTGTTATCTGCGACCTCGATAATGTCACCGGGTAAGTGCATTAATCCTTGTCGGCCAACAGTAAACGTAATCGTGCATTGCTCAAGACGTGATGTCTCCAATACCCATTTGCCGTATCTATGAGCCTGTCCACGTGAGGTACAACCATAAGCGGTCATTTTTTTGACGTTGTAGCCGTAACGAGCAATCATGCTATTGTCGGCAACGTACTCAATTGCTTTTTGGTATAGATTGCGCTCATCCGCATACTCAACCTCAACCGCGGTAAAAATTGCTTTGCCTGCGGCGTATTGACGGATAAATTTGCCGTCTTTTACGTTTGATTGAGAGTACAAACAAACGGGATCAGCCGGTCTATCTTGGATTGCGGTAAATTGCGTGCCGTCCCAAACGGTAATCGCGCGGAAAACGGACGCCATATCAGACAGTACGTTGTATGCCTCACGTTGCTCGGTAATCCATAAGTTAGATACCATGCGAGGCTCTTTGCCACCGTAGCCGTCATCCACAAGCTCATCACAATATTTGGCAATCTCATACAGCATAAATTTATCAATGCCATAATCGCCAATGCGCTGACCTAAACCGGCTAATTTATCTGTGATAAGGTCATAAAAAATCCATGCTGGGTTATTGGTCCAACCCATTTTAAAATCACCTCGCCACAATCCCGGTGCGTATGTGCGTGTCTCAGGATTGTAGGTTGTCGGGATTTTGATAATGCGCCCATACAGCAAAAAATTGATGTTGGGAAAATTTGGGTTGTACCGGCTATCGGTCTTGATGCCGACAATCGCCATATTCGGATAGCTTAACTTTGTGTCGATAATCTCTGTGTAACTTACCCAATGTGTACCATTTTGTAAGCGTTGAGATTTACTATCATCCGTTAATCGCTTGACTGTAACCGTAAATGGTCTTGGCGGTAAATCATCTATGATGTAACTACGGTAAAATCGGGATGATGACTTACCCTCGATCTGATACGTTCCGCGCGGCGTGTTGTTAACCAAAATTTGGAAATCAACAGACGTGCCGTGTGTGTCCCCTTGATCGTTTTGAGAGATTAACGCATTTACGCCGATCGTTAGACGTAGGCGCGTCACATCAGGGTCTATTACCGATCTAGTAATGGGATGTTGCTGTTTCACCTCCGCTCCGACAGATACCTCACGCTCAGACGCCTCAAACCCCTCTAATGGTTTTTGGTCTTGATAGCCTAGATTGTATTGGATCTCTGTGTTTTTAAAGTTAAAACTAGCGGCATCATTATCATCTACGCCATTAGCATTTTGGATCGGCGTATTGTCAAAATACGTGTCTTTCCACTTGTTTGCAGGTCCTTTAATTGGACCGAGTGAAATGAGACCGATTGCGCGTAATTTTTGAGCCGAGTGCAAAGAATCCGGTGCCTCGTACGGAGTATGTCCGCCGCCACCTTTTGATTTACCACCCATAACAAATCCCTAATTAATTTCCAAAAAAGAATGGTCTTGAGTTTTTCTTCGTTTGATCTTTTGTGTCTATCATGTCATCAAACGTTTCAACCCCTTGCGATATAAGCACAAGACTTGTTAGCATTTTGCCGTACAGCAAAGGGATTGGTCGCCCTTGTGGGGTTAAGTTTTTGATATTGCTAAACGAGGTGCTTTGTTTCTTCTCACCCTCGTTATATTTTGTGTCCATATTTGGCACTTTTGTGAGCAAGGTCATCGCGCCTGATAGCACCATCGATGCCCCCATCGCCCCCATCATCATTGCACCTGTCCCCCATGCCGAAATTGATGCCCCCCCAGTAAAAAAGGCTGCTGCGATGAGTGCTGCACCTAAAATAATTTGTCCTACCCCAAT